TATGTTTATGGTATGGCAGGTAAAAAACAAAACCCACCATATTTACAACAATCATTAATTAGTTCAAGTTTCGCAAAACACGATATACCAGTAACATTTGAGTATCAAGGGAATACATCACACACTTACTTCTCACAAAGAGGTCAAGCACAATACTCTGGTAGTTTCCATTTGTTCTTTGAGACACCTTGGTATAGTGATGACAATTTATTAGAAATCGTAAGTGGTTCATTTAACAAGAATACATTTAGAACTATATTAGGTTCATCACCAGTTAGTTCAAGTTTAATTCCACTATTCAACACATCATCTTTTACGGATAATATAAATCACCCAGACTTTGTAACAAAGAATCCAGCACTTGACTCGGGTATTCAGTCTAACGCTATTGGACTATACTCTTATAACGCTGATAGTTCAAGTTATCAAGACGCAGTAGATAATAATCTATTAATAGAAACCTTTATGGTTCATACAGGTAGTTATGATAGTTCTATTCCACAATCTTACTTGGGTGTTGGTAAATGTGATTTTATGATGACACCAGAAAAGATAGTGGTGTTCACAGAAAGAGAAGCCGGAACAGCTATTAAGTTAAACAAATCAACTGATGACACTTGGAATTATATTGGTATGAAAGGAAAAACATCTGCAAGTGGTAGTTTAATTCAAATGTATGATGGAACAACAACACAAGTTCAAGATGTGGAAGTTGGTGATGTAGTTAAATCCTACCAACCATTAGACATGCCAGATGAATCACAAAACTATTTAGCATACACTACAACAGATTTAAGTGGTTCAACAACACAAGGTTCAATTGTAACAAATGTTATGAGAACAATGTCTTATGGGTATTACTTAATTAATGGTAGTATTAAAGCACCTTATAATCCAAATCAATTAAATAATGATGTCAGATACTTTGTTAAGAAAAGTGGGACTTGGGCTTGGAATACAGCAGACGAGTTAGTCGTTGGAGATTATTTGTTAGACCCGGACGGAAACGAAACTGAAATAACTTCAATAACCGAAAACTCAGGTGATATCACTTGGTATTCATTAGATGTTGAGGATATCGATACTTACTTCCAATCAAATATATTGGTTCACAATATTCCACCAAAGTGTTTTGTAGCAGGAACACCAATCACAATGGGTGACGGAACAACAAAGGCCATTGAGTTGGTTGAGGTTGGTGATGAAATACACAACTACGATTTTGATAGTAAAGAAATTAAAGTAGGAAAAGTATTATCTATTGAAACACCAACACACGCAGATATTGTAGAGATTAGTTTTGGTAATAAGAAAACCAAAAACACATTTGACCACCCGTATTGGGTAGTTGGAAAAGGTTGGTCATCTTATAAACCACAATGGACAGAAAAAAGATATGATATTGAAACTAAACAATTAGAAGTTGGAGATAAATGTTTAGAACTTCAGAATGAAAAACTCGTAGAGATTGAGATTACTGATTTACAAGAGGATATCAATCCAGTCCAAACTTATTCGTTAGAAGTAGAAACAAACCACAATTATTTTGCAAATGATGTATTGGTTCACAATAAGTTCTGCTTTCTACCAGACCAAGTAATTAATATGGGTGAAGGTAATTACAAAAGAATTGATGAGATAGAATTAGGAGAGAGTGTATTGGTTTTTGATGAGGAAAATGACGAGTTTAAGGAAGGTAAAGTCAACTCCATTATGAAAAAACTACACGACGATTGTTATGAATTAACATTAGAGTCTGGACAAACACTTAAACCAACAGGAAACCACCCATTTTTACTAAGAGACAAAGGTTGGTCAACAATAGACAGACACAATCCAAATCACGCAGGTGGTAATGGTGTTGTGGAGGTTGGAGATTATGTAAGAGACTTAGATGGTTGGGTAGAAATTACCGAAATCAAAAAGATTGAGGGTGAACATATCACTTATAATTTACTAAATCAAGACTACGGAACAATCGTAGCGCACGATGTTGTTAGTCATAATAGTTCATTTTGTTTTACATATGACACAATGATTACTTTATCAGACGGAACATATCAACCAATCATAAAAATTAGACCAGGTGATATAATAAAAACATACGATGTTGAGAATAATAAAATTCAGGACTCAAAAGTTTTAGAAGTCGTAAAGATAAGACACGATAATATAGTAACTTACACTTTTGATGATGACTCTACAATCACAGCAACAGATGACCACCCATTTTATATCGTTGGGGATTCTGAAGTAGATTCAGATTACAGACCACTAAAAATAGGAGATGTAGTTTTGACTGATGAATTAAATAAATTAAAAGTAGTTCATATAGAGGTTATAAATAAAGAAGAAATAACATACAATATTAATTCTACAAATAATGGTGTTAATTACTTCGCAAATAAGGTTTTAGTTTCTGATGAGTCTGATACATAATCACGACTTTAAATGGTATTTGGTTAGAGATAACTTTTTATCTCCCGATGAGTGCCAATCTCAAATACAACACATAAATGATAAAGTTGACAAAGATGAATTTGTTTGGGGTAGTTTACATAATTGTAAAAATGTTGTAACTGACGATAAGAATATATTAGATAAAATATGGAAAATAGCAAAACTATCAAATCAACTTGTATTTAAATTTGATATTGATAGTATCCAACACTCTTGTATAAAGTTATATCCGATAGAAAATTTCAAAGATATAAACTCTCGTTTAGGAGCAGGAACATTATTTCACTCAGACTATGCAGCAGGAGACGGAAAGGTGGTTAACACTACTACCAAAATGTCTTGTGTGATATTTCTAAATGATGAGTTTGAGGGTGGTGGACTACAAATTTGGAACGATAAAATAGATGCTAAGAAAGGTAGGATAGTTATATTTCCATCATTTGCAGCACACCGAGTCTTAGAGTTTGATAAAAAAGATAGATACACTATGATAACATTTATAAAAGGGAACACTTTTAAATGAAACTAAACAACGATTTTAAATATTCAATACAAATACCAAAGTTTTTAACACACGAAAAGTGTGATGAATTGATAGAACAAATAACCACAACAGAAGAAGTTGTAACTGGAGGAGTTGGTGGTGAGTGTGGTGAAGCAGCAATCATACCAGAGATACGAGTTACAGAGGAGTGGTATTTATTTGACCAACCAGACAATAGATTAAGACCCGATAAGTGTAATAATGATTGGAAGTGGTTACAGGATAAAATACATCAAGTAGTAAGGATTGTTAATCAGGGTGTATTTCATTTTGACATTGAGGGAGCAGACGATGAGTTAAAACTTATCAAATATCACCAAGGTGGATTTTATGGTTGGCACACAGACTTTAATGCAGGTAGTTGTTCTAATAGAAAACTTGTAGCAATTGTCCAACTAACAGACCCAAGTGAATATGAGGGTGGTGAAGTTCAATTTGGTATCCAAGATAAGCATACAAAAGAGTGGTATACAATGAACCAATTAAAAGGTTCATTAACTATATTTCCTACATTCTTATCTCACAATGTTACACCAGTCACTAAAGGAACAAGATATGTTCTACAAGAATTATTTATTGGAGACCACTTCAGATGATAGAGAATCTAACACAAAAGAAAAACTTTAAGTTTGTTGTTCACAAAGACGACTTCTTAACTGAAAAGAGATGTGATGAATTATTAGAAATGTTTAATACTTCAGAACAACATAAAGCTACGGTAGCAGGAACTTACAAAGGAAATGGTGCTGATGTAGTAAATGAAAGTGTTCGTAAAGTTCAAGAGGTTAGATTTGATACTGATGTGATATTGTCAGACGGATTTAATCTAAACAAAAATATAAATATGGCTTGTGAAATGGCAAATGCATTATTCTTCAACTTTGATATTTCTAACCAACTTTCTAATATTCGTATGTTGAGATATGAAGACACTGGTAAATATGATTGGCATTTGGATATTGGAAATGAAGAGACATCAGTTCGTAAAATTACAGCAATCGTCCAACTATCAGATGAAAATGATTATGAGGGTGGAAACTTTGAGTTCAGCATGACTGATGAAACAGGTGAAAAAACAGCAGTCGGTAGTAGAAAGAAAGGGAGTTTAATATTGTTTCCATCATATTTAGGACACAGAGTGTCACCATTAACGAGTGGAGTAAGAAGTTCAATACTAACCTGGATGTTGGGAAATGCATTTAAATAAAGTATTAGTGTTGGGTTGTAGTCGTAGTGGAACAACTGAATTTTGTAAAACACTACAAGAAATCTCATCTAAAAAATTTATATGGGAACCAGAATTTAATCATTCAGAAAAAATAATAGAATCCTTGGGTGTAAAAACATTTCTTGACAAAATGTATGACAATGAAGATACATTTGGTATAAAGTTTGGTGTATACCCAGAAAAAAAGTTACATAGAACTATAATAGAATACCACGATTTAGTTTTCTTTTTATCAAGAAGAAATGTATTTCAACAAGCACTATCATTGAATCTGGCGAAGAAGACAGAAAAGTGGAGAGCAGTTGACTTTGGTGTAGAAACATTCTCACAAAAAGAAAAAGATGAGTATAATAAAATCAAAGTTAGTAAAATTAATATTGAAGATATAAAGGAAGACATAAAAGGAATAAAAGAAACTTCAATAAAAACTATTGGTTATTTAAAAAACCACAAAAATTCACGAATACTATTTTATGAAGATTTATTTGGATTTTTCTCTGGTGTTAAAATAAACACCGAAGATAATTACAAAAATATCGAGAACTGGCAAGAACTAAAAACTTTTTACGAACAGAATAAAGATTTTTGTCATTTTGACTTGTAGTATTACTATTTATTTATATCTAAAAGGTTATTCACAATGAAAACAAAAACACTATTTGACCACATAAAAGAAATTACAAATTCACAGAACCCAAATTATTGGGAAGATATTTCTGATGCGGATAAAAAATCTTGGTCAAATTATATGGTTCATAGATTTCTATCAATGAAACCAGAGTGGATTGAAGTAGTGAATGAAATACAACAATACTGGGAATTGGAACCAAAATCAGTTTATCAATTCTACACCAATGTGATTCCCAAGAGTAGAACATTTCTCAGATATACAAAGTCTAAGAAAAAGTCAAAGATAGAAAGTTGGGCAATGGATATATTATGTGAGTATTTTGAAGATAGTTCACAGAATATTGAAAAAACACTTGACATTATGGGTAAAGATGTCGTATATTCAATTATATCAAAGTATGGTGTAGATGAAAAACAACTAAAAAAAATATGGAGTAAATAATGATTAAAGACGCACCAACAAAAGTTATTGACGATGTAGGTCAAGAATATGACCCAACAGAAATACCAAAGGCAACCTTAACCAAAGAAGACCAGGAAATGGTAGACACACAAGATGTCGTAAAATATATGGAAAGAACTTATCCTGAAATGACAGGTGAGTTTCTAAAAATACAATCAGAACAATATGAATTGTTTTGTAGAAAACAATATGATTATGGTCCACAAAATATAGCAGTAGGAACTATTTTAAAAACACCAGAGGACATCAAATTGTCGTTGTTAGGATTGTGGTTCAGAATGAACGACAAGATAGAAAGAATGAAAACATTATTATTGAGAAATGGAACAAATTCAGTTGAGGGAGAACCCGTAACTGATAGTTTTTCAGATGTATCAAATTACGGAGTAATGGCACAAGTAGTAGCGAGGGGTAAATGGGCAAAATAAGTTATAGTCAATTCAGTATGTGGGACAAGTGTCCTTATACTTGGGAAGTAAATTATGTTAAGAAAGAAAAGACTTTCGTTGGTAATATTTACACTTTGTTCGGTAGTGCTATTCACGAAACTATCCAAGCATATTTAGTATGTTATTACGAACGAACAATCAAAGAAGCAGATGCACTACCACTACACGATATTCTAATCTATCGTATGAAAGAATTATATAAAGACTCCAAAGAAAGATATGGTGATGAGTTTGAGGTGGACCAAAAAGAAATGATTGAGTTCACTAATGACGGATTTGCAATCATTGATGAGTTCTTGAAAAGAAAAGGTAGTCATTTCAAAAAGAAAGATACAGAATTAGTCGGTATCGAGATGAACTTGAATTACAAACTACCAAAAGATATGAGATTTGTTGGGTTTATGGATGTTGTTCTACACGACAAGAAAACCGGTCGTATGAAAGTTATTGATATCAAATCATCTACTATGGGTTGGAACAAGTATATGAAAGCAGATAAGAACAAAACCAATCAGTTATTGTTGTATAAACACTTTATGGCAAAACAATTAGAAATATCAGAAGATAAAATAGATGTTGAATATTTAATACTAAAGAGAAGATTATATGAAAATATGATGTATCCACAGAAAAGAATTCAGGCATTCTCACCTGCGAGTGGAAAACCAAGTGTCAATAAGGTTATGAATAGGTTACAAGAGTTTATAGATGAGTGTTATGATGACAAAGGTAAAATCATCGCACACGACTATGAAAAATGTGAAAAGCACAAGAAGTGCAGAAGTTGTAAGGATTTATAATGACAGAACCAAGTTTAAGATTAAAGGTAACGGACTTTTTAGCAACAGACTTTGAACAAGAAGTATTTCAAGAGTTGATGAAAATAAAGCAATTAGATTATCTAAGTGGTGTTCCATTTCCATTGTACTTTTGGTATGATAGACAGACAGAAATGGTAGACTTAAAAACATTAGAACCATTCATTAAGTATTGGAAAACTGATGGTCAGTTTAATACTAAGATAATTATTATTCCAGAGCTAACTGATGACCAAAATCATTTTATCACTTATGATATCAGACCCAAGGGAGTGAAACCAGTAAATACAGATTATATGGAAAATTATAGATTTTCATATGAATATGACAATCCAAGAGATATTATAAATGGATTAAAGCACTTCGTAAAAACTTATGAGTTCGTTAATAAAGAAGAACTAAATCCAGAAACGACCAGGAAACAGAAACGAAACGACTAATGAAGATAGCAATTATCGGAAGTCGAACCTACACTAATAAAAAAA